GCTACTGCTGTAATTAGATTGCGAATAATCAGAAGATATAGCCTCAAAGCTGCAACCTAATCCACTAGCCATGCTGCGTAACATTGTACGAACAAAAGGATCAAACTCTCCATTAGGACTATCCATATCTGGAATAGTTACGTTTGCACCAGGCTCAAGATATTTAAACTGACCTGGCTCAAAGCTAGTCACTCTGTCATAATCATATACTTCACCACCAGGATCTAGTTCTCCTTCTGGTGTACTAATAAATCCCATCAAAGCACTGCTTGCACGACATCTAATAAGACTTGCTTCTATATATCCATCTAGTTGTTTTAGATGACTTATTGCACTGGCTAAAAATGGTATGCCACGATGCTGACCTGGTCTTTGTGGCATAAATAGATGTATTACATCTTTTGCTGGCACAATTATATGTTGTTTTTGTCCGATAGGTGCAGAAAAATTACTATCACCAGGATGTTTAGTAAGAAACGCATAATTAACAGCACGTTGAAATCTATCCATCTCAATGCCTAGTCTCCATACATTTGTAGGATCAGATAACTTACCTTTGTAATCCTCGTCTAACTGATCTGCTTCTATTACCTCTAGTGCAAATGGTACTTTACTTCTACCAAACTGTTTGCGATGCATTATTACAAAACTTTCGCCACTTTCTATCATTGATCTAACAGCTAATCTTTCTAACTCAGAAAAACATAAAACACCTCTTACATCGCAGCTATCTTTCCTACCCCAAATAGACCATTGACCTTCTATCTGCTCATTAAGTTTTGTATATAACTCATTGTTTCTTTGTTTTCTTATCTGTGCCTGTAATCTTACGCCAGTACCAACAACCTGATTTGTAGAGTATCTGATTGCCTGTGCAGCATAATTATTATTACGAACAAGATCATGAACATTAGATCTAAGTTTTACAATGCCTTGCTTCCATTCTTGATCAGCAGATGTTTGATTAGTTACCCAACTGGCAGACAATCTGTCTACTCTTGCTCCTGTATATGACCTTCTGCGTTTTTTTACAGGTTTTTGCTCAAATATGTCTTGATTTGACGTAAAAAAGCCTTTCCATGCGTTAACTAAACCCATTTCTCCTCCTAAAAACGGACATAAAGATTTTTGGGATCACCTAACCCCTGTGCTATTAGTGAAGCACGCTGCTCACTTTTGACAATACTTTTTAACTGACTTTCTCTAGCTATTAACACAGGTAAATCAAGACGTTTAAATGTTCTGTCTCCTATAGTGTATTCTTTTGCTTTATCAGAAACAATGGCTCGTATAGCAGCAGAAATATTTGCTAAATCTGTTTCTGCTGTAGTCCTATAATCTATTGCACTTGGTGTACCAGTATATTCAAGTTGTTGTTTTACTGTCAGACTACCTTGACCTAACTTAAATTTTTCTCCTGACTTAGAAACTATTGCACACCAATACCAATCACCTGCATCAAATCCAGCACTATCTGTTGCACTAATAGTAAACTGCCATCCTGTGTTATATGCACTGCCTACACTTATATGTCCTTCACCTGCTGTATTAGTTCTTAAGTAATATGTAAGTGTCCAATCAGAACTAGTTGCATTCTGATTAAAAGGCACAGTTGTTGCCTCATCTCTCCACTTAATAGTTTCACCTGCACTTATAACAGATGGAAGATCAGATATCCACATAATGACCTCTACCAGTTAGTAACATAATCAGATTGTACATTCTTTGGTCTTATTCTACCTCTATTTGCCTTAGAATCACTATTTTGATTTTGATATCGTTTTTCTAGCTGATTCCATAATGTTCTGCGGTCATACAATTGATACAAACGATGTAGTGCTGCATAGGCATAAACCATCTCATCTAACGCCTCGTTTCTAACACCACTTTTCTTTACCCATACTCTGTCAAACTGATATCCATTACGTTGTTTTCTTATTTCTCTTTCTGCTGTAAGTTCCTCAAAATAATCAGAAGTTATGGTCGGATAAAAGTGTAAAGCACCTTTACCAGGCTCTGCTTCTTTTAATCTTCTATGCATCTGCGTTTTTATTTTATTAACAGCAACAGAAAATAACATTACGCTACCTCTTCTTGTTTTTCCTGTAGATCCATAATCTATTTTGTTTGGCTTACTTAAAAATGCATCATTGCGTAGTTTACCTATACCTTTTATTGCTATCATTCCTAACTTTGTTCTTTCTCTTACATAGTTATAAACTTCATCAGTAAAGTGTCCACCAGTATCTATAGCAGCTACCTCAATACGCATTTTTATACCATTTACTTTTGTATATGGTGTCTGTAATATTTCATCTAACTGTTGCCATACATCTGGTCTTGATGGCGAACCATATATTTTTACTCTATCTAATAAAAAAAACTCTTCATTTCTACCAGCACCCCAAACAGACAAACTAAGTCTGTCATCCTGTGTATCAATACCAGCTAAAATTACTAATACTTCCTCTGGCGGCACACCTTTTTCATAATCCTCGTTAGCTGCTTTTTCCATTAAGGCACTAGCACCTACCTTAGATTCGTATTCATCTTGCCAAACCTCACCTAAAACAGTATTTATAAAAGTGCGTAACTGCTCTGGATTGTCCTTAGACGCAAGCCATTCTTCTGCAAGATTAGCCCATGACGCATTCGGTGAATAAGAATAACCAGCCCATATATGAAAACCAACGTGCTTACCATTACCTTCCGCAGTAGGTCGCCATTCTCCTCTTTCCACCATCCATCGTTTTTTGCTGTGTGGTATAAAAACACCGCACGATTTACAGCAATATGAGGCTGTATTTAGGTCATTTCCTTGCCATTTTATGTTATTCCAGACAAAATACTGCATTTCACCGCATTCTGGACACGGAACAAAGTATTTTCGCTGATCAGACTCGCTAAATAGCTTTTCTATGCGTGAAAAGTCTTGAACAGTAGGTGTTGAACCTGCAACTATCTTTCTATTCCAGTAATATTCTGTTCTTCTTATACCTAGCTTTATCTGATCACCTTCTGTACCTGCTCCACCCACAGGATAGCCATCAACCTCATCAAAAAGGACAATACGTCTACTAACTCTACGAAAACCTCTAGGTGAGTTAGCTCCTACTAGTCCTAACGTGCCACCAGGAAACTGTTTTTGTAATAATGTGTTCTGACCATCTTTCGCTTTTGCCTCAGATACTAAACCATGTAAACATTTAGTATCACGCAACATAGGTGCTACTTCTTCCTTAGAATATCCAGTTGCGTCTTCTATAGTTGGCTGCACAATCATTATTGGACAAGGATCTTGATGTATGTGATATGCAATAACGTGATTAAGTATTTTAGAATATCCAACTCTTGCTGACTTCATTACTGTGACCTGCTCAATATTAGGATCAGTAATTGCATCCATAATACCTTTCTGATATGGCAATGTTCTCCAGCGACCACCTTCAGCAGAGCTTTCTACAGACAAGTATGCATATTCATCAGCCCATTCACTAAGACTAAGTTTTTTAGGCGGTCTAAATGCTTCTAACGCAGCTTTCTCTAGTTCTTGTAAATTTGTCATGCAGCCTGTGTATCAGCTATCTCTTCCAGCGACTCTCTAACAATATCTTCTAAACAATTCATAGCAGACACATCTAAATCAGGTATGCGTTGTTTTGCCTTACTAGGTATGCCTAATACTTTTGTCTTAGCTAATGCAATCAGTTGCAGCCATGTTGCCTTTACCTCTTTGCTATCTACAAGCTGTTCTTCTTTTTGTTTACGTTCTATCTCTAATAACTCTGCTTTTAAATGTTCTGTTCTAGCACGACTTTCCTCGTATGCAGGTATATCTGAAACAACTGCCTTCTGTCTTGGCTTGTGATAATTATTAGCCTTCTTCATCTGATTAGGATGATATGTCTTTTCCCAATCTTCCACAAAAGCATCCTTATCTAACATTACTTTTCCATCGTTATCTACAACAGGAGTAAGTCTGCCCTGGTTAATCGCCTTATATACCGCCTGTGGAGTTACGTT